TAATCCTGAAAGACATAGTGAGATATTACACATGGATGGAAATAATAGGAATAATCATTATACAAATTTAAAATGGGGAACACATAAAGAAAACATGGAGATGGTTGGTTTACCAGAAGGGAGTATTAGGAGAGCAAAAGGAAAGTCTAGTGATTATATCAAAAAAGATGGTGAGTGGATTTTAATTCCAAAAAATACACCTCCATGGAATAAGGGATTGAAAGGAGTATCATGGAATACATTACCTGATGGAACTGTTACAACAAGAAAAGTAAATGGAAAACCTGGAACTTTCATAAAACAAAATGGTAAATGGGTTTATCAGACAAACAATCCTAAGTCCAGAGGAAAGAGTTTTAAAGAAAATAAACCAAAAAGAAAACCACTACCCGATGGAACTATTAGAACTCGTGCTGATGGTACTACATGGGTAAAGGAAAATGGTAAATGGGTTTATCAAAAAACAAAAAATGATATATAAGTTTAGAAATTAAGATAAGAAATGACAATGAGACTGGAGATTGATGATTACGAAAAAGATCTAATAATTGACACAATTCAACATAGATTAGACACCGATAAAATTTTAGTGATTAATGATAGACTGAGAGAAGAACTTGAAGACCTTTTAAGAAAAATAGAAGAGAATGAATACTTATAATATCTCTGTGAAGGGAAATGAATTATTAAGTCAAGTGCCGCAGAATGATTTACAAGAAAAACTGAAACTTATCAGAGGACTTGTATGGACTTCTGGGGGAAATGATAAGGATATTACAGTAACTATAAATAATGGAGACAGACCATTGCAATGATTGATTTGTGATGGTAGAATAGTAAAAACAAATTATTTTTCGCAATTATTTTTTTATGGCTAAAGGATTTACGGTAAAAGCAAAACTTCCCACAGGACCTGTGGAAGAAGATTTTAATTTAGAAGCAGCAAAAGAAATGATCCGAGGCAAGTCAATTGTCTTTTGTTTGCCAGGACGAGGAGTATCTTATCTTTACTTAAAGAATTTTGTTCAGTTGTGTTTTGATCTTGTACAGAATGGTGCAAGTATTCAGATTTCACAAGACTACAGTTCAATGGTGAACTTTGCACGATGCAAATGTCTTGGAGCAAATGTTCTCAGAGGTCCCAAGCAGATTCCTTGGGATGGTAAACTACAATATGATTATCAACTCTGGATTGACAGTGATATTGTCTTTGATACTGAGAAGTTCTATCGTCTTGTAGCAATGGACAAAGATATTGCTGCTGGATGGTATTGCACTGAAGATGGTCACACCACATCTGTTGCACACTGGTTGCAGGAAGATGATTTCAGAAGTAATGGTGGTGTAATGAACCACGAGACACTAGAGACCATTCAGAAACGTCGTAAACCATTTACAGTGGATTATACTGGATTTGGTTGGGTTCTGATTAAGAAGGGTGTATTTGAGAATCTTGAGTATCCTTGGTTTGCACCAAAGATGCAAGTGTTTGAATCTGGTGAAGTTCAAGATATGTGTGGAGAGGATGTTTCATTCTGTCTGGATGCAAAAGAAGCAGGATATGAGATCTGGTGCGATCCTAGAATCCGAGTTGGTCACGAAAAAACAAGAATTATCTGAGAATCTTCCATTGACCTTTAAGGACGTTTGAAGTAGAATGCACTTATGAGATTTGAGAAATCTTATGGGTGCATTTTTATAAGCCAAAGAGTTCTTATGAAAAACCCGTTAAAAAACCCTTCGTAAAACCGTAACTAAGAAATTTTAAAATTATGGCAAAAGCAACATCTGGAAAATCAGTATCTTATAATCCTGGACCACCTAAGAAAACTCGTCAAGGAGATGGTGATGGAACTAAATATACTGCGAGTAGTCGTAACAAAGCAAGAAAACCTTACCGAGGTCAAGGAAAGTAATGTATCACCTAGATGGTAATGATGAATGGAAGAATATACATTCTGAAGACCTCTGGGTTTATAATAAATTATTTTTAAGTCGGATTTTAGGTTACAATTGTGGTCCTTCAGGAACCACAGTTCCTAAATCCGACTTTTATATTGTCAGACCATCTTTCAATTTACTTGGAATGGGTCGGTTTGCTCGTAAAGAATGGTTAGAAAGATATACAGATCATATACATCCAGCAGAATTTTGGTGTGAAATCTTTGAAGGAGAGCATCTAAGTGTAGATTTCTATAAAAAAGAGTCTAATTTAGTAGTTCTAGACACAAAAGATTCATCAAGTCTATTTTATAAATGGAACAAATGGGAAAAAGTTGCCAAAAAAGTCAAATTTCCTGAGATTTTAGAGAATTTAAAGGGAAATTATGATTGGGTTAACTGCGAATTTATAGATGGTAAGTTGATAGAGGTCCATTTTCGTAGAAATCCTGATTTCAGATATGGAAATTCAGTTGCAATTCCAGTTTGGGAAGAAAATAAAGATATAAAATTTGAAAATATGACCTATATTGAAGATTCTGATTTTAAAAGGAGGGGGTTTTGGATAAAATAAATAGATTTTTCGTAAAAACCGAATTGGAACAGATCTCAATGGGCAAACACCTTCTACTTGAGGTGTATGATGTAGAGTTCAATCTCTTGAATGATGCAATTTCCATTCAAGAGGCAATGGAATGTGGCATCAAACGTGCAAAAATGACAATTTTAAATACTTTTACTCATTGTTTTCTTCCTCAAGGTTGTACAATTGTAATTGCATTAGCAGAGAGTCACGTTTCTTGTCATACTTGGCCAGAAAATGGATGTATTGCCATTGATGTTTATACTTGCGGAGAAGGAAATCCGAAAATAATTGCAATTGAACTTCTAAAATACTTAAATTCGGAAAAATATAAGATTAGATGCATTGATCGTTAAATAGTAGTAGAGATAGCAACCTCTTTAAAAGTTCCGGTTTTAATTCAAAACAGGAGTTGCAAATGTCTTTTTATCAAATTGATAGAAATAAAGATTATATGAGAGAAATGTGGGGAACTACAAGTCTCATTACAGATTATCAACAAAAAAATACAAAAAAAGTCCTTCAGGAAATTATGCATGATCATGCACCAAAGCATGATTTCAAAAAACAAACTGAATTGCACGAAAAAATCAGAAATGATGAAGACTATGATGATTGGAATTACGGTACTGAACCAGTCTACGGAAAAATTATCTGAAAACTATTATAGATATATAAAAGACAATTAATCTTAGATGCCAATTAGCATTTCAAGATCTTTTAAAGACATTAGTTTGTCTTTTTCACGTCATCCTGTTACCAATGATATTTTAATTTTAAAAAATGAGGATGCAATTAAAAGATCTGTTCTTAATTTAGTTCAAACTCAAATTGGTGAGAGGTTCTTCAATGATTTATTGGGAACCTCTGTGATTTCTTCTTTATTTGAACTTGCAACAGAAGAAATAAAGATTATTTTAGAGAGAGAAATTGAAACTGTATTAAATAATTTTGAACCAAGAATTAGATTAAATAATATAGAGGTAGAGGTGATTGATGATTATAATGAGTTAAATGTTAAAATCGTATACGATATTGTTGGACTACCATTACCACCACAAAGTATAGAATTTATTTTACAACCAACTAGAATATAATGTCCTTCAATAACTTCACAAACTTAGATTTTAATGATTTAAGAACTCAAATTAAGAGTTATCTGAGAGCAAATGCAAAATTTACAGATTTTGATTTTGAGGGATCTAATTTTTCTGTTTTAATTGATCTTTTAGCATATAATTCTTACATCACTGCGTTTAACACTAATATGGTGGTAAACGAATCCTTTATTGATAGTGCAACTCTTCGGGAGAATGTTGTTTCTCTTGCACGTAATATTGGATATGTTCCAAGATCAAAAAAAGCATCAAAAGGAAAAATAAGTTTTTCTGTAAGCACACCTAGAGATTCTACTGGTAATTTAATTTCAAAAACAGTTACTTTAAAAGCAGGAGTAGTTGCTCTGGGTGCTATTGAGGGAGGAAATTATATTTTTTCAAT